GCGGCGTTTCTCGCCCGCTGGCTGGATCATATCAAGTCGCAGGTGTCGCCGAAGTCGTTTGAGCGATATTCCGGCCTCGTTAATCAGAACCTGATTCCTGCGCTCGGCGCCGTCGTAATCGCCAAGCTGAAGCCGGCCCAAATCTCTGAGGCCTATACCAAGGCTCTCGCCGGCGGCCGCCGTGACGATAAGGAAGGCGGACTATCGCCGCGGACCGTTGGGCATATGCACCGCGTTCTGAAGCAGGCCCTTGGACAAGCCGTCCGCTGGGAATTGCTTAACCGCAACCCCGCCGATGCCGTGGATCCTCCGAAAGTCGATTGGAAGCCGATGCAGACATACGACCTGCCGCAAACTGCGGACTTGATCGAGGCTGTCCGGGGCACCCCTATTTTCATTCCAACTCTGCTGGCCGTACTCTGCGGCCTGCGCCGCGGCGAGATTTGTGCTTTGCGCTGGCGCAACGTCGATCTTGCCAGCGGCCAACTGTCCGTTGTGGAAAGTCTCGAACAGACCAAGGCCGGGCTGCGCTTCAAGTCCCCCAAGAGCGGCAAGGGCCGGACTGTGGCCCTATCCGAAACAGTCATCGAGGAACTGCGCTCCTACCGCGCATGCCGCGCTCAGGACTTCCTGAAGCTTGGCATTGGCTTAGGCGATGATGCTCTAGTGATTTCCCATGCAGACGGCTCGATCGTTCAGCCGATCTACATCTCACAGCAATGGGCGCGGACGATCGCCAAGACGCCATTGGCCCGGCTCCGGTTTCATGACCTTCGGCACGCCCACGCTACCCATCTCCTCGCAAACGGCGTTCACCCTAAGGTCGCCAGCGAACGCCTGGGCCACAGCAAGGTGGGGATCACCCTGGACCTGTATTCGCACGTAATCCCGGGCATGCAAGCGGATGCTGCGGCAACAGTCGATGCCGCTCTTAAAGCCGTCCAAAATCGGAATGGTAGCAATCCGGTAGCAGGTCGGATCGGTAGAACAGAAACGGAATGAAAATGTTTCGTGGTTTCAAGGAGTTATTTGGAGGCCACGACCAGAATTGAACTGGTGTACACGGTTTTGCAGTTCTCTGGATATCGTACCGGCTAATCCCATCGAATAACAATAAGCCTGCAAAATCAGGCGAAAAGACAAGGGCGACACTTCTGCGGTGTCGCCCTGTTTCGTCTCGTCCCAAGTAGTTGGGTAGCAAAATGGTAGCAGGCTAGCCGCTCATCCAGCTCGGGCCAGACAAACCCCAATAGGTGCGCCGACCGCGCGGTTTGCTCTTTCGATAAATCTGCTCGGCAAAGCGAAGCATCATCACGCCGTACCGCGTTGCCGCCAGCAAGTCGTCACCCTCTTTGACGACCTTTCCGTCCTTCCGGTGGAACAGCCGGAATTCCTCGAACCAATCAAGCAGCGTGCTGAACACCTTGAACTTGCCGGTCTCCATCCGTGTCAGCATGTCCATCAGCCCCGCCTCGACGCTTACAGAGCCGTCCGCGAACTGAGCGTGCATCGGCAGCATATTGAGCTGTTGCGCGCTGTACTGCTCGGCCAGTGCGATGCCGGCACCCTCCAGCGTCTCCCGGCGGCCGTCCCGAGGCCATGCCCACGGCAGCGCGCCCCAGGTGCGGATGGCGCCGGCGTGCACCACCGGCGTAGCCTCCCGCAGCCGATGCGCCTTGATCACGTAAACGATGTCCTGATCGGCATCCCAGGCAAGCTCCACCGCAGCAAAGGGATGGTCCCAGCCGAAGTCCATCGCTCCTAGCCGGTGGAAATGATCGGGTATCTCGAAAGGCGCGCAAGTGATCGTCTCCTCCGACACCGGGAAAATGCGACCCGAGCCGAGAATCGGAATGCCCTTGGTGCGCGCATCGCGCTCGTGAACAGGGTAGCTCGTAATGATCTTCTGCCGCTGTTCCGGCGTGAAGTGCTCCGCCTCCTCGATCGTCATCACCGTGACGTCGCGATCGGGCGATTTCTCCAGAAGGAACGACCGAACCACGTCCGACATGCCGAGCAGCGGCGTAAACGTCAGCCAAACCGGTCCCTGCGTCACGTTCGTTCGGGTCAGGCCCTCGCTGTAAATGTCCTGCGGGCACTCTTCGTCAAACCAAAGCCAGTGCAGCGTTTCGCCCTGCCATTTTTCGCGGCCTTGCACATAGGACTTCAGCGCGATCGTGCTGTCGCCCGCCTGGACGTCACCGCCGCCGCCCCACTTCACGACGATGGTGTCGATCAAATCGGACACTCCCCTGCCCGGTATCTTGTCGCGGATTGCATCTTTTGGAATGGTCCCCGTGCCGTGCTGGCCGACACGGCCTAGCAGGATCCGTTGCGGGTTGTCGCGAAGCGTCTCGCCGGTAGGACTGCCAACCCATGCGGCCGTAGGTTCGTTGAACGTCTTTCCGGTCCACCAATCGGGATAGCGGCCGGTCGCATGCATCGCAGCCTCCGAACCGCCGGCAATCGTCTTGCCGACCTGGTTCGCTGCCATGAACAGCCGCTCCCGGTGCGTCGCGCCTGCGGTGTGAAAGGCAAGCTGCTTCGGGTAAGGCTTGTAGTACTTGAGCCGGTTTTCACTGAAGCGTCGTTTTTGCTCCGCCCTCAGCGTTTCCTTCGCCTCGCTGAGTTTCCTTGATGAGTTGTTCAATTCTTTCAATTCGGGCAAGATGCTCGGCAAGTTCTTCGTCTCCCATATCCTTAAATCGCGCGTCTTCGATCGTATATTCCTTCGGCAATACTGCCGTGATGATTTTCAAATACGTGCCGGGGCTTTCGCGAAAGATGATATCCCAAGCGGCCTTTCCTTCTCGCTCGTAGTGCTCGAGCGCGGAGGTGACAAAAGCAGCATGAAGGCGGTTGCGCGCCCCTTTGTGCCGCCCGCCATTGCCGCCATTCCCCGCGACAAACTGCCCAGTCTTTTCGTCCTTCTTTGGTTTCTTGTCTTCCATCGTTATTTTCCCCACCGTGCTGAACGAGGTGAAAACCCAACTACTGATGACTGCCTCGGTCGTCCCATCAAGGCTTCGCCAAAATCCAAGATTGTTGGCTCGTCCTGCGTCTGCTGTTGCTCCCGCTGCTGCAGCTCACGCTGCTGCGCCTCAGCCAGCCTGATAATCATCTTAAGCGTTGGCTGATCGGCCCCGTGCTGCATGAGAAGGTGGACGGCGGCCCAAAAATCGATCGAGCCATCGGGGCCTCGGGGAGGTCCGTCTTTGAAGGCTTCCAGCATTCGTCGCTCACGCGCCGCGTCGCCGCTGTCGTTCGAATGCATATCTTGTTGTTGCTGCGGATACTGTAGCTGATCTGACATCAGTCCGGCCTCCTGTTGGCGGGCTAATTGTGTGTTTCAAGTAGGCCTCCTCATCCCCGGATAGCGCATGCGCAGGTACTTATGGAGTTCGTTGTCCTGAGCTTGGGCGGTCAGGGACTGTTCGTCCTCCTCATCGGAAGCGTCATGGTCGATATAGCCGTCGTCCGAGCGTTCAGACCGGTTCGGATTGTTCGTCATGGAATAAGGGGCGTCGATCACCGTCTCGTGATCGACATAACCCGGTGGCTTGCTTGCGCTGGGATTCTCGCCGTACTTGTCCTTGAAGAATTTAACGAGATCGCGCTCGTGGGATGGCACATCGTTGCGCGAGATGAAGTATTCCCTGGCGGCGCCATCGTAATCCTCGTCCGCAATCCGCTTGTCCAGCTCCTCATCTTGATATTTTTCGATCTTCTGACTTTGCTCTGCATAATATTTGCTGTCGATCCGGCCTTCCAACCAGGCTTCATCCAGCGCCTCGGCTTTGATTTTCGCCTCGATAAGTTTGCGCGTATCCTCGACATCGCCAGCGTCACGGGTGCCGTCGTGGCCCGCTAGGGACTGCAAGTGATCCATGCCGCCGTTCTTCATCAGCTCCTGAAATTCATCGACCGGCAGCGCTTCAATGAATTTGCCGTATAAGTGCGCCTCGAAGTGGTCGGCCTCTTCCTGGGTGAGCCTGCCAGCGGCAAGCATTCTATCCGCGTACATGTGGGCCAACTCAAGCTCTCGAACTGCCGCGGCGAATTCGGGATTCTTCTTCCGGAAGGCAGCGGCCTTAAGTAATTCTGGTGACGTAAGCAGATTCTGGGCCATTAGGTTCTCTTTCTCTCTTGATGGGTTGAAGTGGTATCTCAAGCGCAGATGGGCCCTCACGAATCCAGCCACATTCGCCGTACATCCGGGCGAGAGGCTGAAAACGTGGGGATCCAGGAGACAGGCATTGCGCCGGGCGCAAAGCGTCCAGCGGTCTCTGCCTGCTCGCTCTCGTGCGCGACATCTGATGGCTGCTGCTGGCAGCGAGGGAGACCGGAGGCAGGCCGGCTTTTTCAGCCAGCCAATCCGCTCCCACCCCTAACGCGCCGGCTGCATGTCCGGGCAGGCCAGCGACATCAGCAACACCCTTCGCAAGGCCAGTACCCAACGCCTTTGCAACACCGGTGGCTTTCTCGGCAAGTTTTCCCCCTTTCGCCTCTTCGCTCGGTTTGATGCCAAGTGACGACGCGATCTCTGCGACGACATCATTCTGTTGCTCTGCCGAGAGCTTCAGGAATTCGTCGCCGACTTGAACAGTTTTCCCTGCGATGTTGAGCGATGCCATCTAGGCCCTCACAATTTAATATAAAACGTGATGGTGCGCGCGGGCATGACGGTCGAAAATGCCGTGCTTGTGCCACCCTGAGCCGCGCCGGTAAAGTCGATCAGGTCGCCACTGTCCGCATCGTTGAACTGGAATTGGGTTTTCCAGTCGGCGCTGTTCGTGGCGGCGGAATTGAGGGTGATGGACATCGCGCGCCGATCTACAGTTTGAGGTAAGTCGTCACGAAGATAGTAGGCTGCACAATCGGATGCGAGCCGCCGCCACCCGCAGCAGCGTTATTGATTGTAATACCCGTCACGGCCGATTGAGTATTAAACCCGCCGAACCCACCGCCAGCTAAATTTCCATTGAATGCCGACACAGTGAAACTTCCCCCAGGCGAGGCCGTCGCGATTTCACCGTGAACATGTCCCGGATCAGTAAGGGTATTGGCATGCGTGTGCGACGGAATTTGCGCTAGTGTTAGTGTCCGGGTTTCGGCGCCGCCTACAGCACCGATGCCGACCCCGCTCATCGTCGCTGTGGTCAATCGTCCTGCCGCACTGGATCCCATGTCGTCAAACCCGGCCAATACGCGACCGCGGAAATCCGGCAGCGCAATCGTCTTGTTCGCCGCCCAATCAGCCGCGGCAGAGGCACCGCGGCCGCCAGACACGGCCAAGCTCCCATCCGTGCCCCAGAGATAAACGAACAGCGCTTGTGTGTCGGCGTTGGCGCGTTCTGTCGCGCCGGATGTTGCAGATCCGATCGTCCGGCCGTTCGCCCGAACCCACCCGCTTAGAACCGACGTGCCATAGGCAGATTTGATATCACCGGTTGCAAGGATGGTCGTCGGATCGACCGTGCCGCCGCCGCCGCCGCCCGAACTTGGACCGATAACGAGAATGTTGTCCTGAACAACTTGGGTGACTCCTACCTTGTTCGTGATCCTGATCTTGATCGTTCCGTCAGCGAAGAATAGCTGCGGGATGTTTCCCCCAGCATCCAACGTCAGCGGGTTGGCGTAGGGAATAGTGAGCGCAGAATCTTGGAACGCATTTTGCGGTGTTGACGTCGTGCCGGCCTGGATGAAGTAGATTTGTCCGCCCGACAAAGGCAAGTGAGTACTGTTGTCGAAGCGCTGGGTCAAAGAGATCGGGATCGTTCCCGCCGCCATCGCGCTTGATGCAAGGACGAAGAACGCCGCGAGCGCAGCGCTGAGACGTTTCATGATCATTGGACGCTCCAGGGAATGCCGCCGGCGTTGCCGCTCACCGGCGCCGGTCCGAGAATTGATTCCGCCTGCTTTCGCAGATCGCCAAATCGATCCATCCGAGCAACTTTCTTTGCGCTCGCCAGCTCGAAGTCTTCAAAACGCTTGCCCTTATTGGCCGGGTCTTCCTTCCATGTCTGATAGTCGAGCGCGCGTTGAATGTTGCTTTGATGCACGCGCCGGGCAGCCTCAATGAGGATTTCATTCGCGCGCGGATCGTTGCCGAGCTTTGGCAATGTGTCGGTCAGGAATTTCCGGTCAGCATCACTGAAATTGTTTGCAGGCAAACCGTCGGTGCCGATCTTGCCTAGGACAAGTTCGTTCGTCATTGCCCGTAAAGCTTGGGCGTCTCCGACCTTGTTCGGGTCGAGCCCCAGGTTTTTCGCGAAGTCGTCATCCCCCCCGAGCGACTTTGCCCAGGCCGAAACCGTCATTCTGCTCGGCTCAAGCTTGCCCTGCTGGACCTGATCCAACAGCGTCTGAATGCGCGTTAAACTGGCTAGATTGTTCGTCGCTTCCAGCGAAGCGGCAAACATAGGAAGCGCAAGCTGGCGCAAAAAGTCGGAAGTAGGCACAGGTTCTCTCTCGGTGCCAAATGGCCGAGCGCACTATTCGGCTGCGCTGTTTCCGAAAGAGGTTTTGCGGGAGCCTCACCGCTTAGCCCGTTGACGAAGGCCAGATCGAAAACGCCTTAGAGGTGGCGCGTACCTACTGCGCGAAGCAGCGATTAAGAATCTAGAACTGGTTTGTAGAAATGACAACCCCCCGCATCAACGATGCGGACCGCGTCTGTTAAAAAGAATGTCGTCGCCTGGTTGCTGCGGAAGTGCGAAGTCAAACGGCGTCCACCACGACCGGCTGGCATCGGTCCTATGTTCAATCAAAATCCAGATTTTGACCGAGTGGCGCCCATTGTCGATCAACTCGCGCGGATGATGGAGAAAAAATGGGATGTTCTGACGCGGTTTTAAACCTCGCAGGACTTCATTTATCACCAAGGTTCGTCCGTCAGCTTTCGTGTAATCAATGCGCCAGTTATTGCCCTCCACGATCGCGGGCGCGATTCGCGCGCCCCAAGATCCCCAACCAAGCGTGATTTGGGTGGCGACAAGTTGCTGGTTTGGCTGGTTGGTGACGGAGAAATTCGCCGAGCGCCATTTGGAATTTGGTGCTCGCAACCGAATCTTCAGCAATACTTCCGGCCGTTCACGCTCCAACTCCCTATGCCTCGAACTGAAGGTGCTCCATAGAATGCCAAACAGCCGACCGACAATTGGAATAGTGTCCAAGGGCGTCACGTCGCCGCTCGAACTATGAGTTTTTCGAGCGTTGCTTGCGGGTCACCCACTGATTGTAGGCTTGCTCCTCGGAAATGCCTTTGCGCCGTGCATTCCGACGAATGTTCCTCATCGTATTCCGGCTTGGCATGTTCACGCCGGTTTCGTCGCGATGCGCTTTGTTGACCGCAATCATCACGAAGAACATCACCACGACCCCAATGAAACCAAGGATTGCCATTTAGCCCCCGCCTTGAACTTAGGAAGGATCAAACAGCACCCCTCACGAGTGGGCAAGCGCGGATTCCCCCGCAGAAATGCGGAGTAGCCTTTTAACCAATTCCGTGATGGAATGGTCCGTGGGTGTAGAAACCCAAACCAGTGCTGCCCGTGCCACGTCTGAGCTGAAACCCGTATCTTTACGGCTTTCGCGCGTGCGACACGTGCTGTTCGGCCCTTTGGCCGGGGGGCGCCGTGCTGTCCAAGGCCGCAAGGCCCAAAAGCGTCGCACCAGTCTCACTGGCTGGTTTCTACCCCCCGGCTGCCGCGGCTGCCCCGCGACATGGCTGTAGAAAGCCAACCAGTGAGCAACCACCATGAAACCCACCGCAGAACATCCAGCGGAGTCCGCTGATCCGATTTTGTCCGGCCTCGCTATCCAACAGCGGGAGCGCGAAGCCACTCTCCACACCCTCGCCAGACTCAGGAAAGAGGCATCCGCTGAAATCGAGCGGCTGATCGCCTTCCTGGATACCTCAGACCCCTACGTCATGAACGAACTTGAACTGGACAACCATGACGAGGATGGGGGCGATACCGAGCCGTCCCTTGGCTCGTTCGATCGCATGATCGATCAATCGAAGTCATGGCGGTCTGTTCAGGGCGAGTTCATCGCTGGGCTCGATGCCGAACAAGACGACGCCGACCGCGAGGACGCCGACCCGGCGGAAGAAAGCGAACCGTCCGGCATAGGCGACGTTGACGGCCTCCATGAGCAGGTCGGGACACAGGACTGGCAGCACGGAGCGATGGGCTGAGGCCCAATCAACGAAATAAAGGGCCGCCTCGGTTGGCGGCCTTACTTCTCTGGGTTGAATGTTGCGATCTTCCGGCTTCCTCGCCAAAGCTCGATGCCATGATCGTCCACAAGCATCTTGGCACGTTCTTTGGCTACCTCGTCGTCAGCGCAAATTATATCGATGCGCTGCTGAATATGCCCATCCTCGCCAATAACATAAGCGGAATATCCTGGCATTCTCCCAGATCCCCTCTAGGGCCATCTTCAGGGGCGAAGGGACTTCATTCCAGTCCGGGGAATTACGGTCGATTGAGGCGACCGCGGCGCGGAACCAAAGCGGTTCCCAAGAGTCGGTTCCATGCTTCCGGGTACCCAGCCCCCCGGCCATCACCCGGAAGAAAACCTAGCCGTCTAGGTTGGCGGCCCCGGCCCCCAGCTGGGGCCGTTTCCTTTGGGCGCTAGAGGAGCCGGAGGGAAAGACGACTTCAACGTGTTGAAGGCAACCGGCCGAACGGTTGATGGCTATGGTATTGGACGATTGGATCAGGTCTTGGAGAAGTACGAAGACCGCTCCAATGAAAGAGGCCGCCAACTGAGGCGGCCTTTATTCGTCGGAAATTTATGTCGGAGCGCGCATTCCTGGCGAAGTCAGCCACTTATTGACCTGAGCGGCAACATCTATCTGGCCTGCCTTCCGCAGAAGCTCGTCGCGACGAATGCTAAGGGGCATGCCTTCAGCTTGTTTGCGCAAGTTGATTGCCTCTTGCGCTAAGCGGTTTTCGAATGTCGATAATTGCTTGAAAGGTCGCCGATGTGGCATGGCGGTGCTCCCTGTTCGATTGGGCGGGAGCGCAAGTGGCGTTCTCATCACCGATAGAAGCCATGGGCCGGGCGGTGGTAGTCTCAATATGGGGTCTTTGTCGCATTCAAACTAGGCCACTGCGAAAATCAAATTAGGCCACTGAGGTCGGAAACAGGCCAGCGCCCGCGAGAGTAACTAAGCGCATTTTTACCACCTCACGCGAGCGACCGATTGTGAAACGTGTGTTCACCGGAAAGGCCCTCTAGAACCGCTCGCGTGACTACCCCTTGCAGCTGCTCGGCGACGACAAGTTCACGGGGGTAATGCCGCAGCATGTAGGCCCGCCGAGCCGGCGTCAGTGAGGCCGGGCAGACCGAGCAATCCAGCGAACTATCAAGCTCGCCATACTGCGACGGCAACGGGACCTGAAGCTCGTTGCAAATCTCGCGCACGTCTTGCCGAGAGAGCGCCTGCAGCGGAGTAAACAGCTCCAATGCCTCCGGCACGGCGCTGTCCCGATCATCCAACCAGTCCCCCTTGCGCTGCCCGTGGATGCACTTCGTAATGCCGGCTTCGCGAATGGCCTTCCACGCCGGCTCATTGCGGTTGTGCACGCAGCACAGAAGCCAGGGAACGACGTGAGGCTGACGCGACGCACCGAACACCGCCTTGGCCGACGACAAGTTTTCCATTGGCAGCACGTTCGCCGGGAGGCCTTCCTTTTGGAAGTAGCCATGAAGGTCCGCCTCCACGACGACATGCGACCAGCCCTTCACAGCATTCTCAATGAAAGCACGCATGTGGGGAAACTCCGTCCCGGTCACCGCCGTGAAAACGGTCGTCTTGTTCTTCCAGGGGGTGACCAGCGAAAGCAGCAGATTGCTTTCCATGCCGCCCGAATAGAGCAATGCAACCTGATCGCCGGCTCCGTAGAGGTCAGCAATCGCGTCTCGGACTTCAGCTAAAATCTTCAATTCCTCCTCCTACCGAATTGCATAACCGTTTAAGACCTCTGTTTTTGTTCAAGAAAATTGGCTAGTCAGTCTTATCTGCTACCATTTTGCTACCAAAGGCCCTGAAAACGACGCCTCCAGGCCGATCGCGACGAACACGCATTGCCACTCTCTGCGCTGCTCTCACGATCGCCCATCGATGCTTTCGCGCTGGCTCGCCTTCCAATCGAGGATAGGCCCAGCGCGCCAGATCAGCCGTTGTCAGCTCGACGTCCGGGAAAGTCATAAATGCGCGCCAAACCCGACGCTGAACCCTGCCAGCGCCGCGCAAGTCAACAGCCGCGACGGCCGCGCCGCTAGCGCCCGCCGGTGTCGCCCTGCTTTTCCCCATTTCCGCCATCTCTGATGCCCTGCAACACGTCGCCTAAAGTAGCCTTCAACTGGTCGCGT